GAATCAATTGTCACAACAACCAGAGGAACAAACTCCTCAGTAAGGAAGATATGAGTTGGGATGAGTTAAAGAAAGAGAAAGAGTCCCCAGTTAAAAATGTAGATGGTTATACAAGATCAGCTAAAGATGAAGCTTTATTGAATAAACATTTTGCAACATTGTTTAAAGGGGATGAAGGAAAAAAAGTGTTAAGTTACTTACAATCAATTACTACAGAAGTAATAGCTGGGCCAAATATAACTAGCAATCATTTATTTCATATTGAAGGTATGAGATTTTTAGTAGGTATAATTAAAACAAGAATAAACAAAGGAGAACAAGATGGCAGATGATAATGTTGAAACTTCAGCACCAATCGCTACAGTAGATGTTGCTGATACAGGAAGACCAGAATACGTTCAAGAAAAATTCTGGGATAGTAACGCAAATAAAGTTAACTTAGAAAATCTATCATCAAGTTATAATTCGTTAGAACAAAAACTTGGTGCAAGAACAGAAGATTTAACTAAACAAATTAGAGAAGATATTTCTAACGAAGTATCTGCTAATGTTCCAGAAGAATATAAAATTAATCTTCCAGAACTTCCAGAAAATTCTAACATACAAGTTAGTAAAGATATGGACATTGTTAAATGGTGGGATAAGACAGCTAAAGCAAGTGGTCTATCTCAAAGTCAATATGATGAAGGAGTAAATGCATTTATTAATAATGCTATGTCAACTTTACCTAATCCAGATAATGAATTATTAAAATTAGGTGATACAGGAAAAGAAAGAGTTGAAGCTGCTAATCTTTGGTCTAAAAAAAATTTAACTCCAGACTCTTATAATACAATTGCAAATTTAGCATCAAATGCAGAAGGTGTAAAAGCTATTGAAGAATTAATGGCTTTAAGTAAAGATACACCAATGCCACATTCACCTACTCAAATAGATTTAGGTGCTAGTGCTGATGATCTTAAAGGTATGCTTAACGATCCTAGATATTGGGATAGTAGCAGACGTGATCCAGCTTATGTTAGACGAGTAACGGAGTTGTATGAAAAAGCCCACGCAAAAACGCCTCAAGTTTAAATATAAAAAACTTAAAAAACCTCTCAATTGGTTAGATTGTGTAGGTCAAACTGGATGGCTGAGTTCTAAAGAAATGGATGAAGCCAAACCAGTAGATTGTGTTACAGGTGAATTTTGGATTTACAAAGATACTAAAACATTTATAACTTTGTTTGGTACTTATGTTTATCTTGATGATGGTGAAATACAATTTGGTGACGTAATTACTATTCCTAAACATTGGATCTAATGTGCGTTGCCTATAATGGCACTTATAGCTTATTCCTTAGTTAAGACCTTTAAAATATTCATGTTAGCCCTTATTGGATAACTAAACCTGTATTGTAAAGATAATCGGTAATTAACAATAACTTAACAAATAGGGAAATAAAAACATGGCATCAACAATAAACAATGCCTTTATTACTCAGTTCGAAGCAGAAGTTCATATGGCTTACCAAAGAATGGGAAGCAAATTAAAGAACTTAGTTAGAACAGTTAACAATGTTAATGGTAGTTCTGTTAAATTTCAAAAAGTTGCAAAAGGTACTGCAAACACTAAAGCAAGACATGCTGAAGTAGTTGCTATGGATCTTGCACACAGCAATGTGTCTGCGACTTTAACTGATTATTACGCAGCAGATTACGTTGACAAGTTAGACGAGCTAAAGGTTAACATAGACGAAAGACAAGTAATAGCACAATCAGCTGCATATGCATTAGGAAGAAAAACTGATGATATTATTGTAGATAAACTGAAAGGTGCAACTTCAATTGCGAACAACGTAAGTTCTTCTGCAACTGGAATGACTTTGATTAAAGCACAAAACATGATGGAAGTATTCAATACGAATGATGTTCCAGATGATAATCAAAGATACTGGGTAGTAGGGCCAAAACAATGGTCTAATCTATTATCAGTAGATCAGTTCAGTAGAGTAGAATACGTTGGGCCAAATGACCTTCCATTCGGAAATGGCATGACTGCCAAAAGATGGTTAGGTTTCTTGTTCTTCGTTCATTCTGGATTAACAGTAGCAACTGACAGACAAACTCTAGCATTTCACAAAAGTGCTTTGGGTGTTGGTGTTGGTACTGATGTTAAAACAGAAGTAAACTACGTTCCAGAAAAAGTTTCTCACTTAATCACTTCAATGATTTCGTTAGGAGCTACAATAATCGATGGTGATGCAGCAAGAGTTCAGCTGTGTGCCGAGTAATCATTAAGGAGATATAAATATGGCTTACGCAATCGACAACCCACTTTCTAAAGTGGCTCAGATGGGTGCAGTTAATTCTCTTTGGTATTACACCGATGGAGATGCTACATCAGTAATAGTTGGCTCAGGTTATTTTAACCTAGCTTTCGCAGAAGTGAAAAAAGGCGACATGATTTTAGTATGTGCGACAAACGCAGGTACAGCAGAATCAGACGTTCTTATTGTTTCATCTGCGTCAGGTGCAACAACTGTTACTACAACAAAATTAGCTTAGGCTAATAAATATAAGGGGGATCTTGCCGAGAGGTACTTCCCCCTTATAACTTTTAAAAATTATGGCAACAACAAGTATAGACATCTGTGCAAGAGCATTAGTAATGATAGGAGCAAGTCCTATATCATCATTTACAGATGGTAGTACAGAAGCTTTAGTTGCGTCAAATGTTTACACAGATATTACAGAAGCATTTCTTACAAGACATAGATGGAGATTTGCTACAACTCAACAAGCTTTATCATTATTAACAAACACTCCAGCAGGTAGATATACATATGCATATCAAATACCAACTGATCCTGCTGCATTACAAGTAATTTCTATTACAGTAAATGATCATGTTATTCCTTATGCAAGATATAAAAATTATATATATGTAGATAACTATGGAGCAAATAGTGAATTAGTTATGGATTATATTTATAAAGTTGAAGAACAATATTTTCCACCTCATTTTAGATTAGCTTTAGAATATGAATTAGCATCTGTATTTGCTGGTTCAGTTGCTAGAGATTCAGCAATGATTAAACAATTTAAAGAATTAGCAGAAAGACAATTACTTGTTGCTAAAAATATTGATTCAACTGAAACAACAACAAAAGTTTTAAGCTTAAATAGATTTACAAGTTTAAGAACGTCAACTAGAAATGATTAATGGGCAGAACTTTAAAAACAGTTATAACCAATTTTTCTTCTGGAGAGCTTAATCCTTTATTAGCTACTCGTACTGATGTTTCATCTTATTATCAAGGTGCTAAACAATGTAAAAATTTTGCATTACTTGCTGAAGGTGGTGTAATGAGAAGACCAGGTACATCTTATTTAGCAACACTTCCTGCTGAAAGCAGAATAATTCCATTTATATTTTCTGATGACGAAGTAGCTATTATTGTTTTATCTAATAATAGATTAGATGTTTATAATACAAGTGGTACAGCTTTAACTTCTAATTATACAACTAATTGTAATTGGACTACAGCACAATTATTTGAATTAAACTTTGCACAATTTGGAGATACTATTTATATAACACATAGAAATAATGCTATTAGAAAAATATTTAGAGCATCAGCTACATCTTTTACTGTAGGTTTATTTACATTCTCATCTCATTCTTCTGGTTATCCTAGATACCAACCTTATTTTAAATATGCAGATTCTTCTGTAACATTAACTGCTGCAGCAACTTCTGGAACATCAGTTAATATAACTGCATCATCAGGAATTTTTGATTCTAATGCTAATTGGGTAGGTAAAACTATTCGTATAGCTGCTAAAGAAATAGATATTACAGCAAGAACTAATACTACAGTTGTTGTAGGAAATATTAGAGAAACATTAGCTGATACAAATGCAACAGCAAATTGGGATGAACAAACTTTATCAGATCATAGAGGTTATCCTCAAGCTATAACATTTCATGGAAATAGATTATGGTTTGGTGGATTATATTCAAGACCTGCAGCAATATTAGCTTCTACTATTTCTGAATATACTAATTTTTCATTAGGAGATGCTGAAGCAGACAAAGCTATTGATTTAGATATTTCTGGAGATCAAGTTAATGAAGTTAGACATATGTTGTCAGCTAAAGACTTACAAATCTTTACAGATGGTGGAGAATATTATGCTCCAACTGCAAATGATAATACTATTACTCCAGCTAATATTACAATTCAAAAACAAACACCTTATGGTATTTCTAGAACTGCTCCTAAAATGTTTGACCAAGCAGCAGGGTTTGTTCAAAAAAATGGTAAAACAATTAGAGAATTTATTTATTCAGATATTGAAGATGGTTATAAATCTACATCAGTATCTATTCTTGCACAGCATTTAATTGACAATCCAAAAGAGATTGCTATTTTAAAAGGTAATACTACTAGACCAGAACAATATGCATTTTTTTTAAGTAACGGAATAGCACACGCAGGTAAGTTATCTGTGTTTCATTCTGTTAGAGATGAAAAAATAGCAGGATGGGTACAATGGTCAACTCGTACTGGAGATATTTATCAATCTATTGTAGTTCTTAATGAACATTTAATTTGTATTGCTAAACGATCTTTAAATGGATCTACAGTATATACATTAGAAAAATTTGGAGATGATGATAGTGTTACTCTTGATTGCCAAACTACAACTACATTAAATCAACGTGGAACACCTTTAGTTAAAGGAGCTTCTCAATCAACATCTGGAGCTGTATTAATTACAGATGGATTTACTTCTGCACCAGTAATTGCTGAACAATTTACTCTTGCAGGTAATGTAGCTGAATATACTATTCAAGCTGTAACAGATAATGGTAGTAATACTTATACATTAAACTTAGATAAAAATTTAGCAGCAGTTCCTGCAGATGATGCTGTAATTACTTTTACTAAAGGTCATCTACATACAGTAAATGGAATTTATACTAATGAGTCTGTTAATCTTGTAGAAGGTAATAGTTCTATAGGAGCATTTACAGTTTCGGCAGCAGATACAATTACTCTTACAGGAGTACCAAGAGCTACTGGATTAAAAGTAGGATTTAATTTTATTCCTGTTTTAGAAACAATGCCTATTGATAAAGAATTACCAGAAGGCCCTTTAACTGGATCACCTAGAAGAATATCAAGAGCTATAATTGATATGAACAGTACATTAGATATGACAATTAAAGCAGCAGATCAATCAGCTAAATCTTTAGTAGTTCAACAAGTATCAGATGTAGTAGGTGCTGATTTAGTTGCAGTTACTTCTAAAAAAGAATTTTTCTTTTTAGGTTATAGTAAAAGTCCTACAATAACTATTTCTCAAGATGATCCATTACCTATGAAGGTATTAGGAATGAGTGTGGAGGTTGTTTTCGCATGAGTGGAGATCCAGTAACTAATTGGTTAATTATGCAAGGTGTCACTAAAATGATTGGCACTAAATCTGAAATAGATGAATCTAAAAGACAAAGTGCTATTGAACAACAAAGATATGAACTTCATGCTAAAGAAAATAGTCTTAAAGGTTTAAGAGAAGAAAATGATCGTAAAGATATGTTAAAAGCAAATCTTGCAAACAACAAAGCTATACAAGCTGGATCTGGTTATGCTGATGGTAGTATGCATTTTTTAAATATTCAAGATGTTACAACTGCTAAAGCAGATAAAGATATAAGCACAATTAGATTAAATGCTTTATCTACAGGTAGTGAAATTTCATTAAATGCTCAAGCAGCAAAATCACAAAGAAAATCAGATCAGTTTGGTGGATGGGTAAGTATAGCATCAACTGGTATGTCAACTAAAGCTAAAGTGGATAAATACGATACATGATAAAATTTATATTAGTTCTTCATCTTTGTAGTTTTCTTCCTTCAGAAACTACTTGTTTAAGTAGTCAATACGTTGGTGAATATAATGATTACTATTCATGTGCAAGAGCAGGGTATGCAAAAGCTTATGAAAGTTTATCAAGTTTAGAAATAGATAATATTAATAAAAACAGACTAGCTGTTAAAATAGAATGTAGAGAACTGGAGATATCATAATGGCATTAGACACAGGTAAAAAAATAGTTTCACTTAACAATGTTAAAACACAAGAAAACTATATTACACCTAAAAGTAGATTAAGTACATTAGCTGAAGGGTTTGAAGATGTTATAGATATATATACTAAACAAGCTGCAGCTAATCACGAAGGTGCTTGGAAAAATGATTTTAGTCAAAAGTTATTTGATAAAAAATTAGAATTAAGTGAGAAGCATAAAATGCATCCAGCAGAAATGAAAGTAGCTACAGACTCTTATTCAAAAGCTTTATTAGAAAATGTTCCTAAAATATATAAAAATGAAGCAACAGCATTATTAGCTCACAATAATAATAATTTAATAGAGTTTTCAACTAACAATAAAATTAAACTTGATAATGATAAAGCAGTAGCAGGACATGAAGAAACAATTAAGAATACTAATTCTAATATTTCACAAGCATATGAAAATACAGTTAATAATGAATTATTAGATCAAAAACAAAAACATTTAAAAATAAATACTAATACAGTTAATAATTCTTATGCTTTATTAAATAATGATAGAAAAAATAGTCAATTACTATTAGTTGATAATGGTTTAAAAAATCAAAAGGTTCACGATCAAGAAACATTTACACAGATTAAAGATACAGAAGAAGCAAGACTTCTTAATGTAGGAATATCATTTGATAATGAAAATGAGTTCTTTACTCATATGCAAACTTTCTTAGATGGTAATGATAAGTTTCAAAATACTAAAAGCGATAATGAAATGTTTAGTATATATAAAAGTAATATTCAAGATTACGATACAAGAGAAGAAATTTATGAAAATGTATTATCTAAATATCAAAC